TAAAAGTATGGTTTCTTTTTACTTCTCCTTCTTGATATTTGATTTTGTAAATAGCTCCTACACACTCATTTTTCCAATTTGTAATTCCTATTAGAACGTTGTCTCCAAATTTTAAAAATACACTTTTGCTTGATAAGAATCCTTTTTCCTCTAATTCCTCCATTGTTGTTTCTTTAAAAAATTTAATTCCGTTTTGTTCTTTGATGTTGTTCATTGTCTTTATCTCCTTTGTTTTCGTTACTATATATATCACTCTAAAAGGCTATAAAGTCAAGCTTTTATCAACATATTAATCTTTTACTTTTAACTTTTTTTTAGCAAACTTCTAGCTCTTTAGCTAATTCTTTTATTGGAATCACTCTTGATTCTACCAAATTAATTATTTCTAATTCATCATCCGTTGGATTATTTTCAGAAAATATTAGTATTTCATTAACCCAATATCTTGCACTTGCTAATCCATCTTTAGTTATTGAAAATAGATTAATTGCTGATGTTCTTCTTCCCTGTTTAAAATTATATCTTGATTGTTCAATATATTTATTTAATCTTTTTACTTCCTGTAGTGCTTGTTCTCTTGCTTCTTGTCTTATTATTTTATTTTCAGTCATCTTAATGACCTCCTTTTTTTGTTACTACATATATCACTCTAAGAGGCTATAAAGTCAAGATATTTATTAATTCTATTATCTTACTATTTTAAATTTGTCCTCTTCGGGAATTAAAGATAAAGTTGAACCATTATCCCATTTTACAAGAATCATACCAATATCATCAACTCCTAATACTGTTCCAAAAGTCCCACTTGGAGGTGCTTGAATATCATCCATTGAAATTAGTTTAAGCCTAGTGTTTTTTGGGAATTTCTCCTTTAATCTTATAATTTTTCTTTTTAAATCATCCATAATTATTTACCTGATAGGTCTTTTGCTAATTTATATAAAACTATTTTCATTGACTCTACTACACAAATCGCTTCAAATTCTTCTTGAGTTGGATCATCATCTGAAAGTTTCCATAGTAGTTCACGATAGTAATTTGCAGATTCTAGAGCATCTTCTGCAATATCATAACGTTCAATAGCAAGTCCTATCTTCCCTTCTCCTAAAAATTTTCTAGCTCCACTTATATATTTTTTTGTTCTGTCTACTTGATGTAAGGCTTCTTCTTTTGCTTCTAATCTTTCTGTTATATTTAACATTTTAAATCCTCCTTAGAATTCCTTACACTATATATCACTCTAAACAAGTTAAATAGCAAGTCTTATTTTAAAATAATTCATCAATTATTTTATATTCTTCTTCGAGTTTTATTATTTCCTGTTTCAAACAATCTCGTTTAAAAGCATTTCTACAAGATTTAAATTGTCTTCTTAGAACTTCTAATTGAGTTTTTCTACTTGATAGAATTTCTATTCCATTACCATGTTTTGCTTCTTTATAATCTTTTTCAAATCTTGTTTTCATATACTTAATCTCCTTTGTTTTGATACTATATATATCACTCTAAACATCATATTTATCAAGTATTATTCGCTATTTTCTAAGTATTTCTTCACTCCACTAAAAATATATAATACGCATGGTAGAGCTACTCCGTTCCCCCACATCTTATATTGTGCTGCATCCGAATAAGGATTTTTTAACCATGTTCTTATATTATTATCAGTTTTTTGTTTTTTTCCATTTTTTATCTTTCTATTTATTTCGAATACTTCTCTCCAAAAATTTAGATCTTCATCTGTAGGATTGAGTAGCTCTAACCTTTCACACCAATAATCTGGGAAACCTTGCAATCTACTACATTCAAGAGGAGTAATTCTTCGAACAGAATATTTATCATTTATAATAGGAGGATCTTTATAATCACTTGCGACTAATGTTGATACCTTGTCCTTTATAGCTTTTGTATGATGATAATTTTTGCTAGTTGAATATATAGAAACTATTGCTACCCCACCTTGATTTGCATTCGGATTATTTCCTCCTGTGTCCAAAGTTCTTGATGTAGCCGTTTCATACACTTTGTATCTACTATTCTTAGTATTTAAACTTGTAAATCTCACATCATAATTTGCGATATTTTCAACTACAAAAGGTTGATTATTTCCACCTGTTCCTAAACTACTTGATAAAGTTGGTGTAATATCTAGTGGGCCTTTAAATCTACTATCTTGTCCATGATTTTCAAAAACAAGTGGTGGATGGTTACTTTGGGCTCTTAAAGTTCCTGTTTTATTTAATGTTACATCTAACCTTTCTCCTCCTTGATCCATTAAACAGTACTTTGATATTTCAGTGCATTTTCCAATAACTCCGGTAACTTCTTGTTTCTTATCTGAGCACGATTCAAAATACCTTGGCAGGCTTTCTTCGTTAAATAATATTTCTCTTGCACCTTCTCCTGTAAAATCTGCGACAAGAAAGATTCTCTTACGTCTTTGGGGGACTCCGAAATATTGTGCATCCAAGACTCTCCATGCAATACTAAATGTTCCTCCCATAATGCATCCTGCATTTTTCCATTTTGAAGGTTTAGGAATTGATATGTTTTCACATTTGATTTTTGAGATTTGTTCAAGGACTTGTCTAAAGTCTTCTCCTTTTGAACTTGAGAAAGCTCCACAGACATTTTCCCATATGATAATTCTTGGATATTTTTCATTTGTATTCTCCCTCATTTCTTTAATAACTCTTATTGCTTCATAAAATAAATTTGATTTACTTCCACTTAGTCCATCTCTTTGTCCTGCGATTGATAAATCTTGGCACGGACTACCAAACGTTATAATATCAACTGGATTTATATTACCACCTTTAATATTATTAATATCTCCTAAATGAACTAAGTCTGGAAAATTCTTCTTTGTAACAAGAATTGGAAATGGCTCTACTTCACTCGCCCAAACTGCTTTCATCCCTAGAATCGTAGCACCTAATTCAAAACCTCCAGATCCTGAAAATAGACTACCTACTGTTAATTGACTCATCTATTTTCACCTCAGCATATGGAATCTTTTCTCCGTTTCTTTCTACATATATGTCATCAGAAGTTCCAGTTAATTCAATATATCTTTTCACAGCAACATCAACAAATTTAGCTTCTAATTCTATTCCATAGCATATTCTTCCACTCTGTTCACAAGCTATTAAAGTAGATGCTGATCCTAAAAATGCATCTAGTACTAATCCATTAGTTTGTGTACATTGCTTTATCAAATATACAATCAACGGAACAGGTTTACTTGATGGATGTCCATGCCCATCTGCTTTTGAATTATTAATACTATCAAATTCAAACACTGCTTTTTGTTTTTGATCTCCGTACCAGATATGTTTTCCATCTTTTCTCCAACCCCAAATAATAGGTTCCATGTTGAATTTCCAATCTGTTCTCATAAGCGGTGCTCTTGGTTTTTTCCATATCAGACCAGCACCAACTTTAAATCCAGCGTCTTCATATGCATCATAAAATATACGTGCTTTCATGGTTGCATAAAAAACATAAATGGATGCATCTTTAGCCATTGAGTTTTTACAATTACTAAATGCTAGAAGTAAAAACTCATATCCTTCTTTATCATTTAAATCATCATTTTTTATTTTTCCAGAAGCACTCTCAAGATTTACTAAATAAGGTGGATCAGTACATACTAAATTTACTTTAGTTTCTCCTAATAACCTTGTATATGTTTCATCTTTAGTAGAATCTCCACATATTACTTTGTGCCTACCTATATGTCATATATCTCCTTCTTTTGTTATGCATGGCTTTTTCAACTCTGCTTCTATATCAAAATCATCGTCTTCCCCTTCAAGACCTTCATCAAATATTTTTGACAATTCTTTTTCATCAAATCCAAGTACATCAAGGTCAAAATCAGCACCCTGTAAATCTGACAATTCGATAGCTAGAAGTTCTTCATTCCAACCTCCTCCAAGTGCGAGTTGGTTATCCGCAATAACGTATGCTTTTCTTTGTGCAGGTGTTAGATAGTTTTCCTTTATACAAGGTACTTTATCCATTCCCAGTTTCTTTGCAGCCATTAATCTACAATGCCCTGCAGTTATTACATTTTCTTCTGAAATTAATATAGGATTTAAGAATCCGAATTCCTTTATTGAAGCCATCACTTTTGATATTTGCTCATCCGAGTGTGTCCTTGCATTATTGATATATGGTATCAATTCATCAACATTTCTTAATTCATATTCTAATAGTTTATTCTTCATCTCTATACCTCATTAAAAAAGACCCCATTCAGCGAATTTTTCAAATCCACCTACGGAGTCTATGTATTCTTTTGCAATTCTAACAATTTCTTCATAAGGCATATCGCCTATACTTTCATCTCCAATTGCACAGCTAAATTCTACAGGACTTTGGAGTTGTTGTGCTCTTAAGAACGCATATATATTTACCGATACATCAGCTTTACTTAAATCTTTACCATGAAGACCTCCACCTGTCACAGAATCAGCCATATCGCTACCAAGTTTTCTATTAGTAGCTCCTGTATCAACATCTGTTCCTCCAGTCCAATTTCCTAAAGGATTGATTGTAGCATTTGGATACAATTTTTTTAGTACTTTCGTTTTTACATTACTTTGACAAATTATCAATTTTTCTCCATCAAGTATGTATTTCCCATCATAGGGATACTGTGAATAAATATTTCTAGCTATTCTTGAGAGTTCTTTTTGTTCTTTTGTAATAGGCATACCTTTGAATATACCATTATCTCCGCATCGTATTTTGTCATTTTGATTTTTATTTAATTTTTTATCTTGCGATACAATATTTACATCAGGATGAACTACTCCCGCTATTCTTCTAATTATTCTATGAATACTTTTTTTCTCAAAATCAACTGATGTTTCTATTATGACATGACATTTTCCATGACCTATCAGCACTTCTACAGCTACCTTAGGTTCTTTCTCCAGTTTGTATGCCAAATCTACAATTGCTCCAGCGATTCTATCCGCAATTTTATCTGGATGTTTTGGATTTACTTTTTCTATCATTTTTAATCTCCATTCTTATAAATTTTTTCTTGAATTTAGTAGTTTTTCCATCAAATCATTTTGAGGTACTACTCCATCAAATTCAGTTTTACAATTCTCTTTTACGATTTGATATATTTCATTCCATAGCCTTACAGCCTGATTCATATAATTTATTCCTATATTTATAAACGGTGATGGTATTGGTTTTCCAGTAGTTGGGTGTTTAGATAAAAATCCTAGCTTACTAGTCATATCTTCACACTGTAACCATCTTGCACTACTCATAGCATATCTTTCAATGAGCGGCTTTGGAACATGATTTCCCATACTGAGGCTATCCAACCATTTCCACGTTTCTTCATAAATTTCTTTAGCTTGTAATACACTACCATCTTTTTGTGTTGATGATAATACTTCATGTGGTTCAGGCATTTTTACACCTTCAAGATCAGGAATATCTAATACTTCTAGTGTTCTTCCTCCAGGATTTCCATTAAGTGCTTTTTCTACAACCGATTTTTTCTTTCGACCTGCACCTATTCTTTTGCCACCACGTCCGCCAATATTATTTGATTTAGTCGGCATTTAAAGTGTCTCCTTCCCTCTTTTTATTTTTTACTAAACTCGCTTATCACAAGCTTTTCCCTATTACCCTTTTGAATTCGCACTTTTTGTGCATCTTTGCCCACACCCGTTATGTTTTCATTTTCTTTTCAGAGATTTTCAATCCCCCTTCCAGAAAATTTTTCACAAAAATTATTTTTGTCTAACTTTTTTTCTCCAGCGACTTCCATCTCTCGCATGAATTTTAGCGTGACAACTTTTACAAAGGGATATTAAATTACTCTTACTATGAGTTCCACCTTTGGATAAAGGTAGCTTATGATGAACCTCTTGTACTTCTCTCATCAATCCATCTGAAAAACATAGTTCACAATAAGGATGTTCTCTTACATAACTAGCTCGAACTCTTCTCCACGTTGATCCGTATCTTTTCCTTGTTTCAGGATTTCTATCTTGCATCTCATATCTTTTATTCTCTATTCTTTCATGTTCACCACAAAATTGTTTATCTGTTAACCTTGGACAGTTAGGATATGAACATGGTCTCTTAGGTTTCCTCGGCATTACTTTCTCCTCTCTTTAGCATAATAAAAACCCTGTAGAAAGATCTACAAGGTTCTTTTTATCATTATTGATAAATTTTTATCCATTACGATAAATTTCTGTTTTTATCATTATTGATAAATATTTAGTCATTACAATAAATTTCTGTTTTTATCATCATTGATAAATTTTTATTCATTACAATAAATTTCTGTTTTTATCATTATTAATAAATATTTAGTCATTACGATAAATTCTTCTTTTTATCATCATTGATAAATTTTTATCCATTACAATAAATTTCTGTTTTTATCATTATTGATAAATATTTAGTCATTACAATAAAATTCTGTTTTTATCATTATTGATAAATATTTAGTCATTACGATAAATTCTTCTTTTTATCATTATTGATAAACTTTTATCCATTACAATAAATTCTTGTTTTTATCATTATTGATAAATTTTTAGTCATTACAATAAATTTTAGTTTTTATCATTATTGATAAATTTTTATCCATTACAATAAATTACAATAGAAAACCTCATAGATTTCTCTACAAGGTTTATTTTCTATTTTCCACATTTTAATTATATCAAAAAAGTATACTCTCATTCACTATCATTTCCTATCATCTTTTAAAATTTCTTCAATTTTTTTCAATGCCTCAGTTCTTTTTCTATAAACTTGCTGTATACTATACTTCATTTCAACCGCAATTTTCTCCCAAGAGAAAAATGATAAATATCGATTTTCTAGAAGTGTACAATACTCTGAGTTCTCAACTTTTTTTATTATTGTCATTATTTCTTTTTTCAGATCTACAAGTACATCAATATCACTATTAATTTCTTCTTGTAGTGTTATGATTTTTAAAATTGTATCCTCCATTTTTGATGTTCCATTATTTTTATTACCGGGCATATCAGTTAAGGTTGCAGTACATTTTGTAGCCAACGCACTCAATGACTCTATTTGACTAAGCTTTGAATTAATCTGTGTATCTAAATGTCTAGCTTGATTTAGATATTCTTCCGTTCTCATACTTTATCCTCCTATTCTTGCTTTTACTGCTTTCATCAATGCTTCTTGGGTTTTATCTTTTCTTTTTAAACTTTTCATAATATCTTCATCAATAGTATTTTTTGTAATTAAATGATGAATCACTACCGTGTCTTTTTGTCCTTGTCTATAAAGTCTGGCATTAGTTTGTTGATATAATTCAAGAGACCATGTAAGACTAAACCATACTAGTGTGGATCCTCCACTTTGTAAATTCAATCCGTGTCCTGCACTTGCTGGGTGTATTAATGCAAGATTAATCATTCCCATATTCCATTGTTTTATATCATCTGCAGTTTTAATCTCTCTTACTTTAAATCGTTTTTCAATTCTTTCTTTATCTGCCTTAAACCAGTAAGCAATAAGTACAGGTTTCCCATTTGCACTCTCAATTATTTCTTCAAGTTTATCTAATTTTTTATTATGAACTTCATAGAATTTTTTATCTTCATCATAGATTGAACCATTAGCTAGTTGAATAAGTTTATTTGAAAGGCTTGCTGCATTTATAGCGTCTATTTCTTTTTCTTGAATAGTCATTACCATCTCCTTTTTAAACTTTTTATATTTAATCTGATCTTCTTCATCAAGATTTATTTCAAGTTCATTTAGTATTAACTCTGGCATTTTTAAGTACTCTGTAGATTTCATTGAAATTGTCACATCTGCGAGTCTACGATATATTCTTTCCTCAGCATTTTGCTGTGGTTTATAAGAATAAATTACCGCACCATTCCTTTTATCTGGTAGAAAGTATTCGTTCCTATAATGCGTTATATAGCGACCAAGCCTTTCTCCTAGATCTAGGACTCTAAACTCTGCCCATAAATCCATTAATCCATTACTACTTGGTGTCCCAGTAAGACCTACCACCCTTTCAAAGTAAGGTCTTATTTTTAATAAACTCTTAAATCGTTTTGAAGTGTGTGATTTAAATGAACTGAGTTCATCAATAATTAGCATATCAAAGTTAAAATCTACTCCACTCTTAGTTACTAACCAATCTACATTTTCACGATTAATGATATAAATATCTGAGTTTTGTTTCAAAGCTTTTAGTCTTTCTTTTTCATCTCCAACAGCAATTGAATATCTTAAGAGGTTAAGATGATCCCATTTTTCTATTTCTTCTTTCCACGTTGATTGTGCTACTCTTAACGGGGCTATAATTAGTACTTTACTAATTTCAAAACTATCATACATGAGTTCGTTTATAGCTGTGAGTGTTGTTATAGTTTTACCTAAACCACAGTCAAGGAACAAAGCAGATACCTTATGTGCTAAAATAAAATCTTTGGCATAATTTTGATAATTATGTGCTACATATCTCATCTAAGATTTCTCCTATCTTCTCTTTTTCATCTAGTGTGTATACTTTAAATCCTAACTGCCTCAATTGTTTCATTCTTAATTCTTGAAGTGGTCTTGGTTTCTTACCTTTTTGCTTAACCTCAACGAAACCAACAGTACCATTTTTCATCAATATTATTCTGTCTGGAATTCCCGTCATGCTTTGACTATTAAATTTCAAGCATAAACCATCTCTTCTATTAACTTCTCTCACTAAATGTTGTTCTATTAAGCTTTCTAGCATATTTACCTCCTAATATGACACCCTTTGATAGTCATTTTCCTATATTATATATATACTATATTTTTTTTTATTATAGAAAGGTTATATATATGACTATCATAGGGTGTCATAACGTTGATATAGTAGGTTTTTCATAATTTTTATGACAGTCATTTTCATACCTTTTTTCTTTTTATTAATTTTACGCATTTTGCAAAAAGTATTGAAATTGACCGTCATCGACCATTATCAAATAATAAAATCAGATTTTAGTTTTAAACCATATATGAAAGAACCACTCATATTTTTTTTCTTTTTATAACCTTCACTTAACAGTGCATTATAAAAATCAGTCGTACTTCTTATAAACGCACCTGTCCTCATACAAAACGCTCGGTATTCAGAATATAATTGTCCGCTTTTTTCAGTATAACTAATGTCAATTTCACAGCATTCTTCTAAAAATTCTCCTAGCCAGTTATTGTCCTCTTTATATTTTTCAATAGCATCTTTTACTACTTTTGGTTTTTCTAGCTTAAAGTTAGCTTCGATTACTTCTTTCGATCCAGTAAGTATCCACTCCAAAATTGCACCCCCAGCATTTTCATAAAGGTAATCAGCATAGTTTTTAATGTCACCTTTACCTTTAATCTGTGCGTTAAAAGGAATCACAATAAGTCTTCTCCATGTTCCATTATCTATCGCACCTACTTTTGGCAAGTGATTAGTATAAAGAACCAGAGTATGTGAAGGGACATAACTAAATGGTGATTTGAATTTTTTCTCAGCGAAAATTTCATCTGTCGAGCAAAGTTGTTTTACATTTGATGTATTCATTCTCATTCCCTCTTCAAGTTCAGCTGCAATAAGAAGTCGTTTCCCTTTTGCCTCTGCTAGTTCAGGTTTTACATTTCTTCTACATCCCACAGTTAGCATATCTGCAGATATATTCCCACTATAACTGCCAAGAACTCTCGCTACTACATTCCAAAATGTACTTTTACCATTGCTCCCCTCACCATAAGCAATAATTAAAGCCTCGACATAAACCTTTCCAACAACAGCTAAGCCCACTATTTTTTGAACATATTTTATGAGTTCCTCATCTCCCATGAAGAATGTCCTTAGTGCCTCTTCCCATAATTTTTCACCTTTATTTGATGGATCAATACTTGTTTGTTTGCTTATGAAGTCATTGTAGTCATGCTCTTTTGAAAGACCCGTTTTTAAATTATAAGTTTTACTTGGTGTATTTAATAAAAACTCATCCCTATCAAGTGAAGTAGGTTCTATTTGAATTAAAGGACGCACTTCTTTTAATGTAGACCAGATATTTTTACTATCACGTCTTTTAATAGCATACTTCTCATAAGCTAAAGCTTGTTCATACTTTTCTACTATCCTTCTTTGATTATCATCTAAGTTTTCCTTAACTTTCTTCATACCTAAACTTGTTATCATTGGCATAACTCCAGTATCAGTTAATTGTTTTAGACATAAATTTATTTCATCATGTGCTTCTTTTAATTGAAGTTCAGTTAGTTCATGTGCTACAGCTTGTGCATTCGGTACAGACTCCTCCCAGTAGCTTCCGTTATAAACTAAATAATCGGTTGCTGGAGAGTATTTTATTCTGTCTTGAAACTCTCTAGAAAGAATTATAGCTTGACCTACATCTGAATAATCTGTAGGTTTAAATTTAAATTCCTGATTATAATCTTCAGGCTTTATATACCCTTCTTGACTAGAAATTTTCTTTCCGAACTTAGTTGCACTATACCAGATCGAGTTAAGTTCGCTATCATCTAAAGGTGGTGTGCATTTAGATGCTTGTTCTAAATACATGGAATAACTTTCTTCAGTTGCTCCGTATCGTTTTATAATCTTTCCAGCCAAATGACTCATAGTAGAATTACGACTACCTTGTTCGATTACTGGTGTGTGCTCCTTTAATTCCAAAAGCGTAAAAGCATCTGCAACCCCAAGTATTTCATCTAGATTCTTTTCACCATCAAACCAAATAACTTCATCAGTAATACTTCCGAAAATGAATCTTGAACAATCCAAAGCATTTTTATCAAAAAAGTTATATTTCTCATACACTTGTTTCTTAAAAATTTCACATTCATCTGATGTCAAAAATAACCTATGTGGAATATAAACATGATGTCTAGGTCGAGCTACTTTCCCATTCTTTTCTTTGTTATTATTTCGACTAGGAACTACAACGTGACTCGCTCCTTCAAGCAAATACTCATAATCTTCTGGATAAATCCAATCATTTGGATTATCACTATGTTCATTATCACAATCAAAAACATCACAATCACACTCCAAGAAATTATCTTTATTTCGATAATTATTTTTAAAATTAGCGCATACGTGATCAAAACGCACTACCTCTTTTAATTGTTCCATATTTTCTATTAAACACTTAATATCATAAATGCAATTCTTAGCGTTACCTTGAAAGTTTGATCTATGAATAGTTAACCTCATATTACTTTACCTCCGTAAAATACTTTATAGTTTTATGATGCTTTTTCGCTACATCAATTTCTACTTTCATACCTTCTGTGATATTGTCACCTAAAACCCAGATTTCACTACATTTTCCAAGTAGAATGATATCCGCAAACATAGCATTTTTCCTATCTACTTCATTTGAATCATCCATAAATGGAAATAACACATGAGGTACAATAGGAATATTACCTTCTATATAAGCAAGTTTCCCAAGCTTTATAGCCTTTTTAGTATTCACTTCTGTATCTCCTCTGTATGGAGCGCAAATATAGACCAAAGGTTTATAAGCGTCTTTCTTTTCTTCTTTGATTTTCCTTTGACTCTTACTCATTGATTTTTTCCTCCTATTAAAATGATGGGAATACTAATTTAATCCCTCATATCATAGGCAATAAAAAAGAGTGAGAATTTAACCTCGCACTCAAATTTTTAATCTTTCATATAAAACTCACACGTATATCCATCTGCAGTAAGTATCAATCCCTTTGCCCAATAAGGTACTCGACTCATAGTTTCACATATATCTTCTAGCTTTGTATTCTCAGACGCCTCTATAATTATTTCATCATGAACATGTGCTACGATATTATAAACACTTAAATTTTGTAAAGAAAACATCAGTATATCTCTTGAAATAGCTTGTACTATATTCTCTACAAACTTAGGTCCGTAACTCTCTATTCTCTCCCACTTTTTAGCTACACCTACTCCTTCATAAGTGACTGATTCACCTCCAAATTTATTAATTTCAATTTTTGGTTTAATATATGTTAGTTTTCTTCCACTTGGTAGTGTTATTCTAAGTAATCCACTCCTACATTCAAACTCTATCCCGTGTGTTTTAGTCACACCTTTCATAACTATCGCATCTTTTATAGCTTTATCTACTGCCCACCAAAGTGCTACTATATTCTGATTTGCTTCTCGCCATGATAAAACAAGTGGCTTTAATTCATCTTCTTTAAGTCCCATGTCAAGAGCACCCATTGCAGTTAGTGCTCCTACTGATCCGCCGTAACCACACGCTAACTCTGCTATCTTCCCTTTTTGTCTTAAGTCACCATTTATACCATGTTTAACAACAGGAACACCGAACATCTGTGAAGCTGACATACAATAAATATCTCCACCTTTTTTAAACAGTTCCTCTCGCCAAGTTTCTCCCGCAAGCCATGCAATTACTCTTGCTTCTATTGATGAAAAATCAGCTACATAAAACTTCATATTTTCTTTTGGAACAAAAGCTGTTCTTATAAGTTGTGAAAGAATATCTGGTACATTATCGTATAATAATTCAAGAATATCTCCATCTCTATTTTTTATTATTGATCTAACCTCAAAGAGTTCATTCATAGTATTCCTTGGTAGATTTTGTAATTGCACATTACGCCCAGAAAATCTACCAGTTCTATTAGCACCTAAAAATTGAAACATTCCTCTACATCTACCATCCTCACAAGCTACATCTTTCATAGCTTGATATTTCTTTATAGATGATTTTGATAACTGCATTCTCAAAGCCAACGCTTTTGATACTTCTCCTTTTGTAACTTTAACAAGTTCTTTAACTGATTTTTTATCTAAACTTTTAGTTTCAACACCTTGTTCACTTAACCAGCCTTTTAGCTGAATTACTGAGTTTGGATTATCTAACTCTGTCAAGATTTGTAATTCACTCATTAACTTTGTTCTTACTTTGTCATCTAAAGCTATTACTCTGTTTACAAAATCTAAGTCTACTTTAATTCCTCTATCATTAATTTTTTGATCTAAATGGTACTCTTTCCATATAAAATCGGGTACTGGAAACTTCATAAGCTTGCATTGTATTTCTTTTTCTGTATCAACATCACGAATATTATAGGTTTTAAAAATCTCCCATTTCATTTTATCGTGATATGGAAAGTTTCTATTTCTAAATCCATTTGATTTCGTTGGAGTACAAGGTCCACAAAAATATTTTATCAGATCTTTACCTTCAATTAATTTTTGCTTTTCAAGTCCTAATACTTTCCCTACACCTTCAAGAGAAAATGGCAATCCCATATATGCACTCCATATCATTGTACATCTCCAGCTTTTTGGATTTAAATATGTTCCTTTAGGTAGTTTTAAAAATCTGGATAAACAAATTCGTTCAAACTGCGCATTAAATGCCCACTTAATGACATTATCATCTAATAACGCTTGTATTATTTCTTCAGATAATTCTTCTCCATTGGCTATATCAACTATCTCAGTTTTACCTCCATCTATAGAATATGCAAAGAGGAGGACTTCAAAGTCCTCACTCTCTACATATTTATATGCCCCAGACTTTGATATATTGATACTAGAGAATGTTTCAATATCAATATTTATAGTCTTCATTTTCTTAATTTCTCCCTTATATTTACATACAAATCTACTAACTCTGTTATTATAAACTCACCAACATAAGTTGCTGCAAGTAAAACAATTAATAGATTAAGGATCTCTGAAATATTCATTCTTTCATCCTCCTATTATGCTAAGAATTCTTCATCTTCTTCAGTTGTAAAATCATCACTTGCACTACTACGTCCACCTAGAGGTTCACCATCACGAAGTTTTTGAATATTTCCTAGCCCACAAGCAATTCCTTTATTTCCATTAGAATTAAATGCATAAAAGTTTAGTGATACTCTACCATAGCAACCACTATAAACTTCTGAGCGATCTAATATTGGTTGCACATTATTATCTACAATTTGAGGTGCTGTAGTAGAATTAGCATTGATAAAATAATGTCCTTTGTATGCTTCATCTTCTCTTTCAATATCTCCGTCTCGTAACGGTAATTTAAGTGTAGCTTTATTAGGTTTTTTTCCTCCAAACTTCGCTAATCCATCTTCAATTGCTGCATCCACTGCTTTATGCACAGCATTAATAGTTTTAGTATCAGATTTGGGAATCAATACTGATACACTGTATCTTTCCTTGCTACCATTGATTGAAACTGGCTCCCATCCGTTAAAATATGAAAATCTTGTGTTTACTCCTGTTACTACTTTTGTATCTTTTATTGCCATGATTATTTTTCCTCCGTTACTTTAAATTCTTTATTTACATCATGTTTTACTATTTCTTTTCTTTTATCACTTTTTAAAACAAGCGTTGGTTTACCTTCAGGTTTTATTATATAATCTCCTAGAAGTTCATTAAATTTATCTTTTCCTAATAGTTTTTGAAGTTCAGTTAATGTTAGTAAACTTGTTTTATAGATATCGTTATATCCATTTTCTTTTAATATCTCTGCGACTCTTTCTTCATCTTTAATTTTTCTAATAGAGCGACCTTCTACCAATTTATAATTCGACCATTCTTTATCATTCTCTAAGGTTATTTTAGTTGCATATTCTTTTATTTCACTAGCCCATTTCACAAGATCATCAATATGTTCTAGTACCTCTTCTATCTCAGCATCATTTAATAGATGAGGTGAACAAAGTTGAAACCTTATAAGTTTATCATGATAATCTTTTCGAGCACGTAGTACAACATTACAATTAGAAAACTGACACCAAGGTCCATAAGTTACAACCCCAAGTCCATTAAAAGCTAACTCTGCTTTTTCTTTGAGAACAGTATCCGCCCAATTTTTAAGTTCTTCTACTGATTTTTTGCTAGATGAAATGTTATACTTTCTCGGTTGGAAAATAGTCATAACTACCTCATCAATATCATATAAAGCATCATAAATATTTAACGCACCTAGTGCATATAACATCATCTGTGGATTATCATCAGCACTTACTTCTACCCCACGACCGTATTTTAAGTCAATAATATGAAGTATCTTATCTGCAATTATTATACAGTCCCCTGTTCCAAAGCCGTCTGGTACATAGTTTGAAAAATCTAACCTTTGTTCGATTAAAACTACTGGATCTTTGGTAGATTGTTTAATATTTTCTATTGTTTCTACTATATAATTAACATAATCATCTGTATAGCTATCCATATCCTTATCAAAATATTTTAGCTTAGGTTTCCTAACTTTCTCACTCAATACTTTTCTTAGCTTATATTCAGATAGTCTATGAGCATCAGTACCTTCATTCGCTACTTCTGATACTTCTTTCTCAAAGAAGTTTTCTAATCTTGGTAGAGGTGGACAAGTAAGCCATCTATGAGCACTTGATGCATTCAATAAAGCATGTTTTCCCATATTAAAGTTCCTCTGCTTTCTTCATTAGTTCAACGTAGTATTTAGCTTCAACTTCTGATAGCTTGCTTACACCATAAGTTTTAATTAACTCTCTTACCTCTGCCTGCTTACCTTCTTGGGCTTTTTTAGCTAGTACTCCACGGACTTCTTCAAGAGTAATAGTTTGATCTTCTTTAGTAGAGTTAGTTAATAATTCAGTACTCTCATCTTCAACTACTTTTGATTTTTCTTCAACAAAAGTCTTCTCTAATTTTCCCTCAGTCATTACTTCACAAAGACTTTGAAGACTATCCGCTAATCGTCTTATATCCTCTATAACACTAAGCAATTGTTTTGTTTGACTCATACAGGTTTACTCCTTTCTTAATTTCTTTAACATCTACCGAATGAATTGTCTGACCGGGTTTTAGTAAGTACACTTGTGTATATTCTCCAAATAACCACTGAACAATTTTTCTAGGTATCGTTATTCGAGATGCTTTTAAAATTTGAATCTCTTTATGATTTGAATCTGATACATTGATAATAACCTTATGCTTCATCAGTATCCCTCCTATTTATAATTTGTAAGTTATCCCCTACATATCTTAGGCAAAATAAGAAGGAGTATTTTTAACCCCTTCTTATATTTTTTTATTAAATTTTCATTCTTAGTTTTTCCAATGCTTTTTTATGATACTTTGTTACCATAGCATTAGATATTCCCATTTCAGCTGCAATATCTATTTTCTTCATATTTTCTAGATAGATTTTTTCAATAACTAGTTTCTCATTATCAGTCAGTATTTCAAATGCCGTTAGCATTTTATCTGTCCATTCAAATTCTGTATTTTTTACAATCATATTCTCTATAGCTGATTTATCAGAATTAACTAAATCTGCATCTAATGATAAGTTATAATTTCTTGGAAATTCCTCATTTTCATAATAATCTACATCTGATTTTTGAGGTTCATAGCCATAATTATTTTTAAAATCATCTATAAAATTTTCTCTCCAAGCTTTTATTATATCTTTTTCTTCTTTTGTTCTTTCTGGTCTAGCATTTTTACAATTATTATAGACCTCACTATCATCTATCGAATGAAGTAATTTTATATCCGCTTCTATGATTCCATCTTTATCAATTTCTAAAGTATATTTATCACCATTTGCAAACTCATAACTATAAGTCATTCTATCATCCTGATAAGTTTTTCTAATTCGTAGTGTAATAAATCTTTTATTTGTTTTTGTAATAATCACCATAGTGACCTCTTTTCCACTCAGGTGAGATCACAAATGAAGTTTTATTACTATGAGACTTCTGTAGTGTAAAAAATGGCACACTAAAATTACGGAAAGCACATAGAATTTTAAATAAGTTAGCAAAACAACCTTTATCGTTATCTCGGACTTATCTATTTAATTCATTTGTATCTCACCGTCTTAGTGGCCACTATGACTTTTTGAGTAATTATATTTAAATAATAAATTCTATATATTTTACAGATTATTTGAAATTAAATCTTTATACGGTTTTCCGAATATGATATAATATATCTATAAACAACCGTTTTCTAAAATATAGAATTTTTATTATCTATACTATATATCTTAACGTTACTTTGGTTACTTGCAATAGTTACCAGGCGTTACTACGGTTACTAACGTTACTATTTTTATATAAAAAAGGGGGGCATGAAGATGTCTAATGAACATTATCCATATTTATGTGGAGGGATATTATTAAATTTACTGATTGAAGCTAAAAAAACAGAAATTAGTTCTAGGGAAAAACTAAACGGTAAAAAAAGTTCTATAACTGATCCCACTATGTTAAAAGGATTGCTAAAACTTGTTACAGGAAAAGAAATTGTAGATCAAGGAGGAACTTTTAGGAAGGAAACATCTCTTTACAAAAATTGTATGTCTAATGGTAAATCTGTAATACCATTTTCAGATTATAGTACTATTGATATATTTAAAAATAGAGTTAAAAATGATTGTTGGAATCTTATACATGAAACAGCTGAATTTATAGATAACCACTTAGATGTTGATAACCTAGAATGGCTTGTTAAAGCTATTTTAGAACTTTATATTAATGATGTTACTATTTCTGAGAATGAATCTTTTGTCGTTTCAATAAATGAAAAACTTTATAAAAAAAATTTATTAAATGCTAAATATATCGAAATTGAAATTTTCTTGATTAGTGTGCTTATGCATATTATTTATGAGAAACGAGATAATACATTAGGTCGAGAAACACTGAGAAAATATTTCACTCAGAATGGATCACATACAAAATGGAAGTTAACTTATGGTATTGGAAAAACTATTGAAAAAAACCTTCAAATTAAAAGGTTTAAGAAAGAAAACATTGAAAATAAGACTACTACTATTGATATAGATAATAAACTGTCTTCAAACCAACCTATAAATATTATAAAAGAAAACTATCCATCTAAAATAAACATTAATCTTACTGAATCTCCAGTAAATTATAAAGATACTAGTTTTAACTATTTTTATAAAAAGCATTTCTATAATTTAATTGTTGGTGGCATAGAAAAAGCTACATATAAAGATGAAACTAAAACCTATGGATATTTCACCATGAAAAAGGATCGTATTTTGAATCTTTGGTGTGATGATTTAGTTAAACCTCTTTCTAGACTTTCTTCTGAAGAAAGAGATATTTTAGTATCATTTCCTACAATTTTTGCAATTGATCAAGGACCTAATGGGCACAAAGAAGGAGACTTAGCTTATTATGGTTTTGTAAGAAAAATTAATGTTTCTGGGGACAGCGTAAAAGTTGGCTTTGAGATTATCTCATCATTTAACCAACATGAGTTATATAAAAACAGTTTTGAATTCGGAATAGAAGATTTTGAACTTTATAATACACACTGGAGTGTTAAAGAAGTTCATCTAGAAAACGAATTAAGTCACTCTAATATTGAATTTTTCTAAAAATATAAATATGAAATAAGACTCAGTATATTTTTACACTGAGTCTTATATTATTTTAGTATTTGTGTAGTAATTTATATAAAATTGGTATATAATAACAGTATAATATTGAAGGGAATATATTTATGACTGTTCTAATGAGTTTTAAACCAAGTATATTTAATAAAATTGTCGACCAAATAAAAATTATTGAGTATAGAAGAAACTTCCCTAAAAACTGTTCTTATGCATATATGTACGTCAGCAGGCCTGTTCAAGCGGTATGTGGTATTATCTACTTCGGAGATATTCATTCACTACTGGATTGGAAAAATATGTATAGTGATAACGATATAATTTTACAGAGAATTAATAAATATATTGATGAGTATAGATTTGGAACTGAAATCATAGCAGTACAAAAAATAAAACCTTTATCCTTGAAAAAACTTAGAGATAATCTGATTAATTTTCAACCACCACAGTCATATTATATTCTAGAAAACAATATACCTCTAAAAATTTTTTTAGAAAACAATTTATTTTATCTAGAGGAAAAATTAATAAATAATGTTACAAATATTTTTCCTGAACATATTTGTAAAGAGTATTTTTAAAATTTCTACTTATCTAGATATATGATACAATTAATAATTTAGTTACTTTATTATTTTTAGAAATTTTTATTAACTACTTTAAGGAGATATTTATGGCAGATATAAAAACAACCCTACGTGAGCTTAGCGTAGCTACTACTCTAGGGACTCTTATCAAAAATAGAGAAATTGATCTTGATACATTATTGAATCCTCAAAACTTCATTAATCAAACTAAATCGGTAGTCTCAGGAGAAATTAAATTTTCTGATGAGTTATTATGTATCCAATCTTTCGATAAAGATTTAATTCAAATAATTAAAAATGGCTATATTTTAGGGAAAAAAATATATGAAAATCCTAACTTTACCTTCTCTTCTATTGATAAAATTTTATGGCTAGGAGAAGACACTCAAAAAATGACTCCAGAAGATATCATAGTCGGAGACTATCATTTCTCGTTAAAAGAAACTAGCAATATCCTTGATAATATGGGACTATATAATCTATTAAACTACTTGACTGGATCAAATTATAAAAAAGGTAGTAAGCATATTTTTAATGATTTCGCTCCTAAAGAGTATTCCTCATGGTTTGAGGTTACTTGGTCACTTTTATTATCATATTTGAAAGAAAATAATTTATGGATTCATAACAATAAAAAATCTAAAATAAAGCTATTGGAGAATTCAATATTATTAACCTATGATAATAAGGTTTCTAAACTCCCTTTAAATTGTACCTTAGCTGAGTATACAAAGAATACTACTGGTGTAATTAGAGAAAAAGTATTCTCAAAATTTATATCTACAGAATTATCATCAAATAGTAAATATAAACTTTCAAAAAGAAACTGTGCTATAATTGCAGCTAAAAATCTTTCTAAAGAACTAACTAATAATTTAAATTATACTGATGGTTTAGCTCGTTTTCTAAGAATGTACGATAATCCCTACTATTACGCTAAAGTAAGCAATGAAATTTGTGAAATTTATAGAGTGCCCTGTTCTAAAGATTTAGGAGATAAAATTATTATTGATTCAATCACTTACAATGTTCCAAAAGATCAAGTAAATATATTAACTATAATTAAAAATAAGGAAACAAATGAATCATTAACCCTTAGAAATGAATGCCGTTTTTCACATGGACAATTTAATGGGACTCCAGAAGCTAAATTATATTATGAAAATAAAGGGAATTTACTTTCCATCTATGAAAAACTATAATTTTTAAAAAGGTATTAGCCTAGGAAAAATCGCGGGCTAATACCTTTTTCTTAATATTTCTTTCTCTTACTACTAAAATACAAATTCCAATTTTTTGATAAATTCATTGCTATGTTATATGCTAATATACATGGGACTGCGTTACCAATAATTTTATATGCATTACTAGCACTTACAGCTATATTTTCCATTGTTTTTGGTAAAATAAATTGGTATTCATCAGGGAACGTTTGTAGCCTAGCACATTCCCTTATCGTCAATCTTCTTTCATCAAGCCCCTTCTCTAATTCTTCTAAATTAATCCCACCATGTTCTTTAGTCAAACGTCTGAATTCAATATTCCCATGATGTTCAGCTCTAATTGTAGGAGATACATAGTCTAATTTCACTTCGATATTTCCTTGACCTTTGGGTAAATACTTTGCTTTTGAATATTTTTTTTGTGATAAATCCTCGGTGTCATTAGGTTCCTTTAATTCAGAAAAAGCATCTCTACATTTCACAAATTCACTTAATATTTCACCTTTCATAGAAAAATTATGTGTAATTCCGGGGTAGGGGTTATACTTATCGTTGATATCCAAATTTTGTAATCGTTCTAATGCTTTTTTCTTCAATGCACTGCGTTTAAACCCGAAAAAAATTACTCTTTCTCGTGATTGTGGAACTCCATAATCAGCAGCATTAAGTACTTTAGCTGGTAATACCAAATATCCTCCTTCAGCAGCACTTGAAAAATCTTTTTCTATAATCTCTTTTACATCATCAAGTGATACCAATCCCTTTACATTTTCAGCTACAAATATATTGGGTTTTACTATACTAATTACTTCTTTCATCCATATATATAGTTGACCTCTATTTTCAATAGTTGGCTCATCTATATCACTTTTTTTTCCATGATGACTTTTTTCTGAATTAAAACCTTTTCTTTTACCTGCAACTGAAAAATCTTGACAAGGAAATCCCCCCGTTACAACGTCTATATCTGATGGAAAAACATTCTCACCATTTTTAGCTCTTTTTACTAGATCAACAATACTTTCTAGTTTATAGATATTATTTGCATCTTTATTCCTCATTCCAAAGTAAGACACCCAAGCAGCCTTCGCATCTGGACGAATATCATTTGCAAAAACTGTTTTAAATCCTGTTTCCTTTAATTTTACAAACTTCCCTTTTTTTTCTTCAATCCAATCTTGATTAATATTTTCATTTATTGATTTTTCTAAACATGTAAATCCTCCCTCAAATCCAATATCCATTCCACCACAACCGCTGAATAATGATAATACTCTCTTTTGATCTGGATTTGTTTTCAATTCAAATACCTCATCAAAAAAAGATAGTTGTTGTTTCATACATGTCCCTCCATTATTTTCATATTCTCAAGTTTTGACTATTTTTCATACCATAATTAATTGTTATATATTTTTATATAACATCTACATTTCCAATACTCTATTATACCACTGTTTTATCATTTATCAATATTATTCTTCTTAATTATTTTCAATTAATATATATTTTTTAACTTCTATCTAAATATGTCTTCTAGCATTGGTTCTATATCTTTACCAATTAAAATACGGATTAAATCTTCTGCTGAATATCTGCAAATTGTTCTTGCTACATATTTTAATATTCTAGCTGCTATTTCTTTAACACCATATGAAAATTCTGGATTTTCTTCGTTTAATATTCCATAACAAAATTCGGCATACGGATCCCAATCTTCATAACTCCCTTTTATGCTCCAAATATAATCTTGATAGTTTCTTTCTACACTTTCCATAATTCTTAGTGCATTTTCATCATCTTGCCTCATAAAATTTTGTAATATACTAGAAAAACCTTCTCGTCTCTCCACTAGATACTTACATATCTCTTTTCCTGACAATCCATATAAAAACTCTTCAACATCATGAGTTAACTTCTCTTGTTTTATTTCTTCAAATATCATCTTTTTATAATTTTTATCTTTAGATGCTCTCAAAAATTTTTGAATACTTTCATACATTTCTATTGCATCATTATATCTATTGTTCGGCTCTCTACTTATTGCTTTTTGTGATATTCTACTTAATAAATGGTCAGAATTCTCTGGATTACAATTAAATATAAAATTTATTATCCTTCCCAATGAAAATACATCACTTCTTTTATCACCTTCTTTTAATTGGATAGCTTGTTCAGGGGCACAATATAGATATTGTCCACTTCCTAGACTATTTATAGTTTGATGCGAATGTAATACCTCTATATTTTTACCTAATCCAAAATCTCCAATTTTTAATTCTCTTCCAACTTTGAAAATATTATTTGGGCTTAAATCTCTATGAATGATATTTCTAAAGTGTACTTCTGCTATTACATCAACTATTTTTACTGCTATCCACATTTTTTTATTTTCGTCTAAAGTTTCATTATTCATTATAAATTTCTCGATGGTACAATCTGCTTTTTCCATTCTGTAACTATACCTGCTTTCATCAAAATCTATAACATTAATAATTCCATCCATGTTATTTAGCGATTTTGTTAGTTCAAACTCTCGTTTAAATCTACTTCTAACACCACCATTATTTAAAAATTCTCTTTTTAGTTTTTTTACAACATAATCTGTAGATTTTTGATAATATACTTCTGCATATCCACCTTCACCAATTTTCTCTAAATCATTATCTAATACTTCTAATAAATACTTACCTTGATATTTTGTTAATGTGTACCCCTCAGTTTTAAGTAATCTATTATACTCTAAAAAAATCTCATTCAACATCTCTATTGCTTGAATTTCTGAAACATCCTGTTCTTTCATGATATAATTCTCATCAAGAGTAATATTAAAAAATTTATTAATTCTTTTTTCTTTTAATAATTCTTCTAATCTGTCTGATACATATACATATCTTGTTGGAAAGCCTTTAATTTCAGGATTTTCTGGAGAAAATCCATATTTATGACTATAATTGAAATTTTTATTAAAAAAATCAACAAGTTCCCACCCCTTTTTGTAATGATAATACTCCTTGTCATCTCCAACAAATATTTTAGCTATCCTATTTAGGACTTCTTTATCTATCAACTATTTTCTTCTCCTCTCCTTTTATATATTCTATCTAATTAAAATTTTGATTAAAGTGTGTTGATTCTACTTCCCAATTTATCTTATGAAACCTTTTATATATATAATGATTTGTATAAATATCAAATTTATCTTTAGATAATACATAGTAATTAGCAGTTTCAATTTGACATTCATTTATATATCTATTCTTTTTTGGTGTAATTGGAATAACCACTTTTTCTGAACAATTAAATTCCTTTGATTGAAATGCTACACAGATATTTTTAGAAATTGGCATATACATTTGCCCTCCAGAATCTAATAATACCACCGGATTATCACTTGTTATAAAGTTTTCTCCAACTACAATATGAAAATTCATGAAATCAGGTTTTTTAAAAAATTTTAAAAATGCCTCTAACACTCCTTCTTGTTTAAATCTATCATTAAACTCTAGAATTTCCCTTTTTTTACATTCTTTTATTTCTTCCAGTTTTATCGGATATTTTCTTCCAGTATATTTTATATTATTAAGATTTCTTATGAAATTTATTCTTCCGGCATCTGTTCGAATAAATTGTAGCCACATATATTGATATAAAAAATTCACTTCACTTTTTGTAATATTAAAACAAATTTCATTATTCTTTATTCTAATCTTAGTTAAAATTTTTTCAATTATTGGTGCAAGTTTATCTTCTAATAAACTTAGTTTGTTTTCTAATATGTTGTCAACACCTGAACTACCTTCATATGTATAATTTTCAGCGCAAACATTTTGATAATTTACATATTGAATTTTATTGGCCATAGCGATATATGAATAAAGTTTTTCATCTTCATTAGCAAAATGTTTAATTAAAGTTCTTGGATAATAATGTTGTTTCTTTGTTACCATGATAAATAATTTCTCCTATTCATTTCTTATATCAGTTTACTTGAAATTAGGATTCCATTTATATTCAAGATATCCCACCCTTTCTGGTTTTAATTTTTTATCTACAAGTTTATTCTCAATTTCAAATTTCTTATTAATATCATATTGCACATTACATATAAAATTTTCATTATTAGGTAACCAACTTTTATTACTATTTCTCCTTATTTCCTTTTTATAAACAGAAAGATGTATGACATCTGATTCCATCTTACCATGCTTTACTTTGATGTTATTAAATCCATAATTTTCAATAATTCTTAATTTTTCAATCGCTTCTTCGACAAATTTTTTCACATAAAATTTACTACCTTCTTCTATATACATTATCCCCTTAAATCTTTTTAGTTCGTCTACGCTTATATCCTCTATTTCTGCAACTCTATATTTGTTTGAATAAATATCCTCATAATGTCTAAATAAATCTTCAGCTTCATTTCGAATTTCATCATTTACTTCCCACATTATCGATTGACTAGCTATTTTTAAAAGTACCTCATCAATGTTCTCTGATTCATTTATGATGTTATTTATATGAGAGGCATCTATAGTAATGAATGAAGTCAATGATTTCTCTGATTTAAATCCAATATAAATCGAATCATTATTTTTTATATTTCTTTCCTCTCCTATTCTTATTCCTACTGAAACCCCGAATTCAAATCTCAATGATGTGTCCAAATCTGGATGTATATACTCTATATTAAATTGTTCCTTTTCATTATTTCCAAAAGGATTGAAAGAATAATATGAGATACATTTCATTAATATTGTAGATAAACTTTGTTTATTTATAAATTCTCTTCCTATTTTCGATATATTAAAATTTGATAGTAATTGTTGCTCTGATCCTCCATTTTTTATTAGGTATATAAAAAAATTCAAACACGTAGCCGATACTGCATCAAAAACTTCATTCAAATCTAAAATAAAATCGTATGTGTATCTTTCCTTTCTTTCATATTTTTCTCCTTTTCTATAAATAAATTCTATTTTATTATTAATAACATCAACTGCTCCATGTGAAATTGAATTTCTTATATCTGAATCAGAAAGCTCAGTTAATTTACCGTAATTACGTTTTCTCAAACATTCAATTTGAGGTGTCAGATATCTTTGAGATAGGTCTTTTCCTTCAATTTCTCCTTGGAACCTTATAAAAAGTTTAAGGATATTACTATATGATGAATTCAATAAATCATTATATATATTAATTGAAAAAAATTTGGCACGCAGCTCTTCTGAGCCAGTAAATTTTTTCATTAGTCCCATTCGTACTTCTATATCTAGTAATTTTTCATATGCTGTTGATAATAGCTCTATATTATCAACTAGTATCTCTAAAAACTTATTTTTCCCAATACTTTGTTCTATTTCTAAAATTTTTCTATCTATTAATTCATAGATATCTTTATCCCAATATTTTAATTGCTCATTCTTAGAAAAAGTATATATAATGCCTTTAAATAAATAATTATCTAGATTTTCCAATTCAAAATCTAGCAAAAATCTATCCACAATTTCGTTTTCTTCTTTTTCTTTTGTTCTTATCCATTCTTTTAAATATTCGAACATTAAATAACCTCTAAACA